CGCCATTCACATCGTCTACGGCGGGTATCGGGTCGCCGAAGACTACGGCCTCACGGTCAGCCTGGAACACACCTGGTTTGCTGTGGCCGCCGTGCGCAACGTCGCCAAGGCCCGCAGTGGGTCCGCAGCGCGGCAGGACGCCGGCTCGCTGCTGGCCCGAGTTACAGAAGTCTTTTTGGGCGCACGGGTCCAGGGGGCGACGAAGCCCCTGGCACTGATCACGCCGCCAGCGGCGAGTTACTCCGCCGGATTTCAGTACATCCCCTCGGCATTCCTGGCCGAGACCATTTTCCGCAAGAAGCAACCGCAATAGGAGCCACCATGGCAGCAATCGAAATCATCAAGCGCACCTACGCCCCCAGCGCCCTTGTGGGCAAAATCTACGCCGCGCCCTATGCCGGCGCTGCCCCGCTCACGCCCATTGGCAACGTGCTGGAGGCCTCCACCGAGCAAAGCGAAGACGTGGAAAAGCAGGACGACATGACCCTGCTGGGCGGCGGCACGCATGCCGAGATTCGCCGCGTGACGGGCGTGAAGTTCAGCGCCAAGATTGCCGACCTGAACGTGGTCAACCTGGCGCGCGCCGTGCTGGGCACCGTCAGCCCCATGGATGCGGGCACCGTGGCCAATGTGCCCGCCGTGGCCAAGCTGGGCGGCCTCATCCCATTGCCGCACATCAATGTGAGCAGCCTGGTGGTGACCAAGGGCGCGACAGCCGTTGTGGCGGCCGGCAACTTCGACCTGCTGCCCGAGGGCATCTGGGTGCGTGCCGACGCGGTGGGCCTGATCGAAGGCGACGCCATCACCCTGAGCTACAGCTATGCCGACCAGGTGGTGATTGAAGCCCTGACCACCAAGGCGCCAGAGCTCACGTTCCGCTTTGCGGGCCTGAATGAGGCTGACTCGGGCAAGCCGGTGATTTTTGACCTGTACCGCGTGAGCCAGGGCGTGGCCAAGCAACTGTCGCTGATCAAGAAGGGGTTTGGTGCCTTGGACATCGAGGGCGAGGTGTTGCAAGACCCGACCAAGACGGGCGTGGGCATCAGCCGGTATATGCGCACGATTCACGTCTGACCACGCGGGGGGCGTGGGTGCAGGGTGGGCTGGGCGCTAAAGCCAGCGCCCGCCCGGCCCAAATAGCAGCCAGCCGCAGCCGCTGGCAAGGGCCAGCATCAAAAACAACCCGGCCGCACCCCCCAGGCCCATCAGTGCGGAAAGGAGGGTGAGCCATAGAAACAACCTTGACATAACTCGATTATGGCCACCTCTTCGCCGTCCGTACAAATGGAAATCCGCCTGGCGACGGAAAAGTTCCTGGGCGAGCTGCGCAACCTGGAGTCCCAATACGACGGAACCATGAAAGCGGTGGCCGGCGATACCGATGCGGTTGGCAAATCGCTGGAACAGTCTTTCAAGGTGCTGGGCATCAAGAGCGTTCAGTCGGTCGAGCAAGAGATCAAGCAGTTGCAGGCCGCGCTGGCGCAGATTCGCAACGCGCCCGATGTGCTGCCCGCCGACAAGGCCGCGGCGGTGGCTGCGTTCAACAACCGGCTGGCCGAACTTCGTGGGCAAGCGCAGCAAACGCCGCCTGCGCTTGCGGGTGTGGGCACCGCGGCCGACAGGACGGGCACTTCGTTGGCGAGCGCAGCGCACAAGGCTGTGGCCTGGACGGCGGCGCTGGCGGGCATCAGCAGCGCGGGTGATGTGGTGGGCCAGCTGGTGTCTACGGGCTCGGAGTTTGAAAACCTGCGCGTGCGCCTGGAGAACCTGCTGGGCAGCACTGAGAAGGCGCAAGCCGCCTTCGGCATGATCAAGAACCTGGCGGCCAGCACTCCATTCGAGGTAACAGCGCTCACCGAATCGTTCGTCAAGCTCACAGCCATGGGCATGCAGCCCACCGAGGCCCAGATGCGTTCGCTGTCCGACGTGGCGGCCAATCTGGGTGGCGGCACCGAGGTGCTGACCGGCGTCACCACCGCCCTTGGCCAGGCCTGGGCCAAAGGCAAGCTGCAGGGTGAAGAAATCATGCAGCTGGCTGAACGCGGGGTGCCCGTGTGGGACGCCCTGGCCAAGGCCACGGGCCGCTCAGTGCCCGAGCTGCAGCGCATGAGCGAGGCGGGCACGCTGGGCCGCGACGTGATCACCAAGCTGATCGACGAGCTGGGCCGCATGAATGCAGGCGCCAGTGACAAGCTCATGAACACCTATGCCGGCGCAGTCAGCAACGCCAAGGATGCGCTGGCCGAGTTCTACGACATGGTGGCCAAGTCGGGCGTGCTCGAATTCCTGACGGGCAAGCTCAAGGAGCTGCTGGCCGAGTTTGACCGCATGAAGCAAACCGGCGAGCTCGAAGCCAAGGCCAAGGCCATTGCCGACACCTTCATCTCTGTGGCCATGGGTGTCGAAACAGCGGTCAAGGCACTGGTGTCGTTTGGCCCACAGATCAAGCTGGTGGCCGAGGCTGCTGTGGCGCTCAAAGCTGCCAACATGGCCGGGGCACTGTTGTCTATCGCCAGTGGCATGACTGCTGCGGGCTCCGCCAGCGCCGTGGCGGGCGGGCAAATGGCCGCAGCAGGGGTGGCGGCCACGGGCCTGGCTACCGCGATGCGCGTGCTGCGCGCGGCCTCCGGCATTGGGCTGGTGCTGGGTGTGGCCGAGCTGGCGCAAGAGTTCTTTCGCGCCAAGCGTGCGGCTGAAGAGGGCGACGCTGCCGTCAAGAAGATGCTGGAGGAAAAGCCCGTCAACGGCCCCAAGAAGGCCGCCGAGGCAGCCACGCAGGCTATCGGGCAGACGGTGAGCAAAAGCGGCGACCTCGTCAAACAGTTTGATGCGCTGGTGGAAAAGGGCGACACGGCCGCAGAGGCACTGGGCAAGATCGGCAAGGACTTCGACCTGTCCAGCGCGCCGGGCATCCGCGATGCAACGTTGGTGCTGGACGGCTTGGTAGCGCAAGGCAAGATCACTGCCACACAGTTCCGTGATGCCTGGGCCGTTGCGCTCAAGGATGTGAACCTTGCTGAATTCGAGGTGCGCGCACGCCAGGCTTTGAGCAACACGCAAGAAGACGCCCAGCGCCTGCAGCAGGCTTTGGATGCGGGCTTGCGCGAAGCCATCCGCCGTGCAGGCGGTGATTTTGACGTGCTCTCTGGCGGCATGGGCAAGGCCGCACAAAGCGCCATTGCCGACATTGATTTCATGATTGGCAACCTTGGCCGCCTGAAGGCGCAGGGGGTGGACACGGGCACCGCGCTGGTGCAAAGCTTGGGCAAGGCCATCAGCACCGCAGACAGCCAGGCCGCCATTGATGCGCTGCGCACCCGCATTGAAGCAATGCGCGCCCAGCTGGGCGACAAGATCGCCGATGGCCTGCTCGACCAGGCCAAAGAAAAAGCCGAAGCGCTGAAGGATGCCATCGAGAAAGCTACGCCTGGCACCAACAGCGTGCGCGAGGCGATGAAGCTGCTGGGCGTGACGAGCGAAGAGTCGCTTAAAAAAACGGCCACCAGCTTTAAAGAAGCCTACGAGACCATGGCCGCCGATGGCACACGCAGTGCTCGCGAGTTGTCAGAGGCATTCAAGAAAGCCGCAGAGGCCGCCATTGCAGCAAACAAGGGCGTCGCCCCCAGCTGGGTAGAGGCAGAAGCTGCGGCCAATGGTTATCGCATCGTCATTGATGAAGCGGGCAAGGCAACGCTCAAGCTCAACGAGAGCACGCAGAACGTCGCCAACACTACGGCAAACGTAGCGCCGGGCATGCAGCGCCAATGGCGGGGCGTGGCGGGCTCCATCAACGACGCGGGCCAGGCACTGGACGACTACCAGCGCCGCATGCAAAAGACCTATGGCCGCCCGGGCGAAGGCGACAAAAACGTCAACGACCCCAACCGCACCAGCACCCGGGGCGAAAAGATGGGCGCAGGCGTGGAGGAAATCGGCACCGGTGGATCGCAGTTCCGAAACAAAGACGGCTTTACCAGCGACGCCATGGGCAAGGCCCAGACCATGGGCATCTGGACGCGCACGGCCATCATCGACTACCTCACATCGGCCGGCCTCGATGAGCTGATCGCGGCCAAGCTGTCCGAGCAGTTTCTCGACGCCAACGGCAACGTGCCATACGAAGCCAACGACGTGCAGAAAAAGTGGGCGGGCAAGTTCGGCACGTTGTCGGAAGCGCTGGGCAAGATGGCTGAGTACTACCGGTTCGACGACGCTGGCCAACTGGAAGCCAATGCGCTTCTTGAGTTTGAGCGCAAGCGGCGATCCTCGCCACAGCTGGGCCAAAGTGGGCCTGTTGGCCCGAGCAGTAGCTCCGCTAGCAGCGGCACATCCAGCACCTCGCAGCCTCGCACCAATGCCGCAGAGGCTGCCAATCTGACCGCTCGCAGTGGCGGCGGCAACGGCACCGGCGGCAATGGCGGCGGCCTTTCTGCCAACAGTGGCGGTGCCACCTACATCTCCAACATCACCATCCCCGGCCTGGCAGACCGCGAGGTCATCCGTTTTGCCGACCCCGTCAGCCAGGCCCGCAATGAAGACCTGCTGCGCAAGCTGGCTCAGGCCAAAAGCACGGCTATCCGGTAAGCCCCATGAGCATCACCCTGACCTACAACGGCACCACCGCCCACCTGAGCGACCGCCTGCAGTGGACCAACGAATACGACTGGAGCCCGGTCGACCAGGCCACCGGGTACAGCACCCGGGGCGTGCTGCTGGTGGACGTGGGCCTGAAGCTGGCAGGCCAGCCCATCACGCTCGATGGCACCGACACAAACGCCTGGATCAGCCGCTCCCTGTGCAGCACCCTGCAGGCCTGGGCCGCGCTGCCGGGCATACAGCTTGACCTGGTGCTGCGCGGCGAGACGCACCAGGTCATTTTTGACCACGGCAAAGGCGGGTTCTCAGCCCAGCCCATTTGGAAGCTGCTCGACGGCGAAATCACGCCCGAGCTGATGTACCGCCCCACCTTCAAATTTCTGAAAGTCTGACCCATGACCGTGCCCATCCAATCCGGCGACATCAAGCTATTTGCCAGCCAGGTCATGGACGACGTGGCCGAGGGCGGCGGCGGCCCCACGTCGATCGTCATACGCGACGGCGTCAGCAATGATGTGTTCCAGGACTTGTCCGAGGTGGCCCGCACGGGCGGCCGCACCTACATGCGCAAGCTGTTTCTCGGTGTGGACACCGACAACACTGAGCGTTACTTGGACGCCAACATCATCCTGAGCGACCCGCCCGCCGACCCGCGCGTCTCGGTCACGCTGTACTCCACCAAGGAGACCTTCGACCGCCGCAATGAGGCACGCAGCCGCGCCGAGGGCTACTACGGGTCGGGCAGCGAGTGGCACGGCTACCTGCTGGAAAACCACCTGCGCGACCAGCGCATCATCCAGTTGTTCCAGATTCCGGGCAGTGAGCTGCCCACGGTGGGCCGCACGATGCGCCTGGTCTGGCGTGAGGGCGGGGCCGACCAGCGCGAGCAGTACGTGCGCAGCAGCCGCGTCACTTCGCAACTGCGTACCTTTGCCGGCCCGTCGGGCAATTACTACCAGGCGCTGGTTGTCAGTTGCGAGCTGATGGACAAGCTGCGCTTTGACTTCCCGGGCTCGCCGCCGTCCTACCTGTTTAGCCGCCTGCGCAATGGCAACGACTCGGTGCTGCGCGACACCATCGAGGCCAACGCGCTGACGTACTACGGCGCCAGCCGCCTGACCGAGGCGGCCCAGTTTCAGCACCTCACGGCGAAGGTCGCCTCGGTTTTCAGCCAGATCGTGCCCAGCGCGCAGACCGAGATCCCGCTGCTGCAGTTCAACGCGGCCAACCAGGCCTACAGCCCGGTCCAGTCGGACAACGGAACGGTGAGCTACACCACGGGCGTGGCCTTCAACGCATCGACGGTGCTGGCCCTGGGCAACCCGATCTATCCGGGCACGCTGTCGATCGCTACCTCGGGCGGAATGCTCACAGACGACGGCGGCCAGCTCTATGCCGACACCACGGTGATCGGCGTGGTGGACTACCCGCGCGGCGAGGTCCGCTTTGCCGCCACGGCGCCCACCTACTCGGGCAGCAAGACCGTCACATTCCGCCCGGCCGGGGCGCCCCTGCAGCTGGCAGACAGCGCTGGCAGCGCGGTCACCCAGGAGTCGCGGGCCTTCAACTGGCAAATCACCTTGGACACGCCCCCCGCGCCAGGCACGGCCTTTGCCGCCTACCTGTCGGGCGGCAAGTGGTACGAGCTGCGCGACGACGGCGCGGGCCGCCTCAAGGGGGCGGACAGCAGCTTTGGCTCTGGCACCGTGAGCTACACCACCAACACGATCGCACTGTCTGCCGGGGCTTTGCCGGACGTGGGCAGCACCGTGATCTGGGGCTGGGGCAGCCGGGTCAACTACATCAACCGGGCGAACGCTGCAGGCGAGCAGCCGCGCGTGTACCTCAAGTTCGCTCACGACGACATCGCACCTGGCACGCTGACCATCGCCTGGAACGACGGCAGCCTGCGCACCATGGCCGACGATGGCCACGGCAAGCTCACCGGGGCGGGCGTGACCAACACCAAGGTCAACTACGCCACGGGCGAGGCCTGGTTCACCCCGGCCGTGCTGCCTGCCGTGTCCACCCAATACCAGTGCGAGTACTTCCACGGCGCCTCTGAGGCCGAGTCGTTCCCGGCGCCCCTGCGCAATGGCAACGGCACGGTCACCATCGCCTTGGCCAAGCAGGACATCGTGCCGGGCACGTTTGAGATGACCTGGAACGTGGACATCCACGATTACGACGCCATCAGTACCACTCCGAGCGAGATGCAGGTGGTGGGGCGGCTCGTGGACCCTTACAAGACGGTGCGCGATGACGGCGCGGGCGTGCTCAAAGACCCGCTGGGGGTGTCGTTCGGCACCATCGACTACGTGGCGAGCACGATCACCTTCAACCCCGACATCACGGTCAGCATCCCGTGGCCACGCTACACCGTGACGCAGATCGGTTTTTTGCCGGGGGGCACGGTGGGCAACCAGACGCCGGTGTACCGCAACGTCTTCGCGGGCTTTGAGTACAAGCCAGCCGCTGCGACGATGCCGATCGACCTGAGCGCGCTGGTCACCGTCAAATACCGGGCAGCGAACTCGCCCAACGCGGTGACCGAATCGATCACGCCCAGGGGCATCTCGGTGGACCTGACGCAGTACTTCAGCGAGGCCATCGTGCCCGGGTCCGTCAACTTCGCGCTGGGGGGCAAGACCTACTTCGACCGCCTGGGCAGCCTGTACTACGACCTGGACATTGCCACCGGCGCCGCGATCATGGCCGGCAGTATCAACTACCAGAGCGGCGAGTCCTTGCTGACCGCCTGGGTGCCGGGCGTGGCCATCGGCTATGCGGTCAAGTCACTGTTGACCACCATTGACGGCCGCCCGGTGGACGAGGCCACCTTCCGCACCTCGGTGTCGCCGGTCAAGCCGGGCAGCTTCCAGCTGCTGGCCACGCGGCTGCAGGGCGGCCAGGTCAACGTCACGGCCGACCTGAACGGCAACATCACGGGCACCAACGTGCTCGGCACCTTCGACTACGAGACCGGCGTGGCGCGCTGCCGCTTTGGTGCATGGGTGGTGGCTGCAGGCAATGAGGCGGAGATCTGGTACAGCGCCGACGCCGTGCGTGACGACGGCAAGATCTTCAAGCCCGTGCCGGTGTTCGCCGACACCCTCCGCTACAACGCAGTGGGCTACACCTACCTGCCGCTCGACGCCGATGTGATCGGCATGGACCCGGTGCGCTTGCCCCAGGACGGCCGCGTAACCATCTTCCGCCAGGGCGGCTATGTGGTGTTCGGCCACACCGGCACCATTGGCCCGGCCACCTTCGCAAACGGCCAGGTGCTGGACTGCGGCCGCCAGCGCCTGGCGCGCGCCACGATGCTGGGCGCAGACGGCGTGGCCATCAATACCGGCTGGTCGGCCGACCTGGACGCCGGGACCATCACCATCCAGGACGTGACCGGCTGGGCCCAGCCCGCGCGGCTCAAGCACCGCATCGAAGAGATGAAGTACCTGAGCGACGTGCAGATCAACGGCGCCCTGGCCTTCACCACGCCTCTCACGCGGGAGTTTCCGGCCGGGTCGGTGGTGAGCAGCGCCCTGATCGCTGGTGACCAGCGCGCCCGCGTCTCGGTGTTGTTCTGCCAGGCCAGCTGGGTGTCCAACGCCTGGCTGGACACGCTCAACGGCCCCGCGTCGACCGCCAAGTACGACGACAGGGCCAAGCCCCTGCTGGTGACCAACCGGGGCGCGGAGACCGAGCGCTGGCTGGTCCTGATCAACGGCAATGGCACCACCTACAACGTGATCGGCGAGCACGTGGGCCAGATCGTCACCAACTGGCCCCTGGGGCAGGACTGCTCGCCCATCAACCCGGCGTCGGGCACGCCGTACTGGACGCTGTACGCCGCAGGCATGGGCCAGGGCTGGGCGGCGGGCAATTTGATCCGCTTCAACACCGTGGGCACACGGTTCCCGTTCTGGGCGCTGCTGACCGTGCAGCCCGGGCCCGAGACAGTGATCGATGACGCCTTCGGCCTGCTCGGCCGGGGCGGCGTGGACCGCCCAGCCATCACCACACCCTGATTGATAGATAGAGGACTCACAGCATGAGCAGCACATCCGTTAAAACCTTCGCCAGCACCGATCCGGGCGCACCCGCTCTCTCGGGCACGGCGGGCTCGCAGCTGGCCATCGTCAAAACCTGCCTGGTAGACGGCCGGGGTGCCGGGGCCGTGGCCACGCTGGTTGTGGCCGCTGGCATCGCCACGGCCACCTACTCGGCGGGCCACCCGTTTGCAGTGGGTCGCGTGGGTTTGTTTGCCGGAGCGACACCTGTAGAACTCAATGGCGAGAAACGAATCCTGAGCGTTTCGACCAACGCAGTCACCTTTGCAGCGCCGGGCGTTGCAGACGGCGCAGCCACGGGCAGCATCACCAGCAAGCTGGCGGCCGCTGGCTGGCAGCAGCTGTACGCGGGCACCAACCTGGCGGCGCTCAAGCCCAGCGTGCCCGAGGCCACGGGGTGCGTGCTGCGCATTGACGATACGGGCACCACGAATGCGCGTGTGCGGGCGTTTGAGGCAATGACCGATGTGTCGAGCGGCGTGGGCCTGACGCCGATGGAGAGCCAAGTAGCGGGCGGCTTGTACTGGCCTAAGAGCAGCTCGGCCAATGCCACCGCGCGCCCCTGGATCGTGATTGCGGACGAGCGTGGCTTTTACATCGCGGTGGACCCTGTCGGCAACGGCCGCTATACCCTGACCTACGCTGGCGACATTGCCTCGCTCAAGAGTGGGGACGCTTATGGATACTTGCTGACGGGCAACCAGTCTGACCAGGCCAATGCCACCACGGTGCCCGATGGTTGTTGTGGCTACTCGGGCCGCAGTGCACGCGGCGGCGCCTACCTGGTTCGTGCTCATACGGCCATCGGCCAGTCGGTTGCAGCACAGCGGCTGGGTGCGCATCACAACGGCGCCACGGCTGATGTCTATGCGGGCACGGCGGGCTACTCGATCGGGACGTACCCCAACGGCCCCAACAACGGCTTGATGACCGGCGCGTTGGAGCTGCACGCCCTGGGCATCCGGGGCACGTTGCCGGGCTTGTTGCACCCGGTGCAGGACTGCGGCAATGCCTTTGCCACGGGCGCCATTGTGGACGGCACGGGCGACCTGGCCGGGCGCAAGCTGCTGGCCCTGCGCGTGGCGCCACCGTCTGGTGCGCAGACCGCTGGCACGGTTTTTATCGATACCACCGGGCCTTGGGTGCGCTGAGATGGCGGCAGCACGGTATTGGCGCGTGACTGGCGTGCAGACATATGGGGGCGCAGACCTTGCGCTCTCTGGATTGCACTTGCATGGCGCTACGGGCACACCGACGTGCTCCCACGCACCACTTGCTGGATCACTGGCCGACCTGGCCAACGATGACTGGAGTGCGCAGGTATCTTTTGCCGCCGCCGCAGTGCGCAGCGGCGGGTTTCGTTTTGAGTGGGACTTTGGAAGCCCTGTCGCGGTCAATGCGGTCCGCGCTGGTGGCGGCGAGAGCGCTGCTCAGTACCTTGAAGGGTGCACGCTGATGTCCAGCGGCGATGGTAGCGTCTGGGAGTGCGTGGGGGCGCTTGGAAGGTTCCCGTTTCCGGGGGCGTTTCAAGGAGGGAGCCCTTTGGCTCTCGGCATTCCAGGCGTGGGGCTGCTGTGCCATTTTGATGGTGCTGATGCGTCAGCTCCCACGATTGACTACTCTTCGGTTTCTCGCAGTTGGAGCGTGTCGGGGGCCGCGTCGATCAGCACGACGCAGAGCGTGTTCGGTGGCGCCTCGCTGCGCACCACTGGCGGCGGCCATCTGTGGATGCCGAATCAGGAGGATATAAGGCTGATGGGCGATTTCACCATCGCTCTTCGGTTCCGGGCCTCAAGCAGGCACACAGGCCATCTTATAGGCCAGCGCACCACATCGGGAACACCTTCCGGTTGGGGGCTGTTTACCAATCCATCCGGTTCAATTTATGTACAAGGCACGTCTGGCAGCCCCAGCTACATCATCACGGGCGGTGGCATGTATTCGGCAGGTGTTTGGACAAAACTGCGGGTGGCGCGCAAGGCCGGAACCATGCGCATCTGGGTGAATGATGTCCTTGCGGCGACCGCTTCCGCAGCAGCCGTGGACTGGGCTGTTGATCTCACATCTCCGTTCTGTGTGGGTTATCAGCGCTCGACGAGCCAGTACCCGTTCGACGGCTTCATTGATGAGTTGCTGATTCATCCTACGAGCGACCTGATCACGGGAGCCGACGAGCCTGCTGAGCCGTTCAGTGTGGCTGCTGCAGGGGCGCTGCCGTTCTTCACCCGCACTGTTGAATCTTTTGGCGTTATCGCTGCCGCAACCGCTCCAGTGGCCTCTCACACAGCCGCGCAGCCATCACACTCACTGCTAGCCCGCGATATCGAGTTTGGCGGCCAGGCGCGCATCTGGGGCACCACCAAGACCAAGGGCTCGCCCAACACCCCCACCCACGCCCGCGTGGTGCTGCTGCACCAGCGCAGCAAGCTGCCCGTGCGTGAGACATGGAGCGACCCGACCACCGGCTACTTTGAGTTCCGTGGCATTGATACAAACCAGCAGTTCCTCGCGCTGGCAGAGGACGCTGAGGGGCATTTTCGGCCGGTCGCGGCGAACCGGCTCACGCCCGAGGTGCTCTGATGGACTGGCAGATCAGCCCTGGCGCTGCCTTGATCCAGTTGCAGGCCACGATGGCCTGGGCCGACGCGGGTGCGGGCTCTTCCCGGCTACAGATTTTCACGTCCGCGCAGCCCGCACCTGGTGATGCGGCCGGGGCGGCGCCGCAGGTGGAGTTCGTGCTGGCCAAGCCCTGTGGCGTCATTACGGACGGAGTCTGGTCGCTGATCGCGGCCGAGCCGGGTGGCACCATGGTGCTGGTCAATGGCATCCCGCGCTGGGGCCGCTGGCTCACGGCTTCAGGTGCCTGGGTGGCGGACGGCGATGTGACGGACCTGGCCGGTGGCGGCGCCATCCGCATTGCGGGCGGCGCAACGCCAGAGGGCGACAACAGCCCGATGCTGTACGCCGGTGGCCTGGCCATCCTGGGCGCTACGGCGTTCACATAGGGGCGAGCGTGTGGCCTCCAATGACGTCGATCTGCTTTTCCGCAAGCCGCAGCCAGACGGCGGCATGCCCGTCGAGCTGGTCTTTGGCGACGACGACGCTGGGCCCGAGACCCCGGTTGTCCTGGTGCAAGCGGCTGGCCGCATCACGGGCCTGCGCTTGCCGCTGCTGGTGCGACCGTGCGTGCGCGCCCAGGCTGGCGGCCGCATCACAGGACTGCGGCAGTCCATCGGCGCGCGCTACGACGTCAACACGGCCCGGCCGCTGGTGTCGCTTACGCAGGCAGCCTTCCAGGCGGCCCAGCCAGTGGCTGCAGGGGCCACTTCCCGCCATTCTGGCGCGCACACCGAGCGCGCAGGTGCGCTCACCAGGTGGCAAGACGCCGGTCAGCAATCCAGCCTGGTGCGCACCGCCTGGCAGGCCACAAAGCAGCTGCAGCGCGGCGTGGCCACGGCCTGGCAGCAAGGGCGGCAGCTGCACGTCGACCAGGTGCAGTTGCGTTGGCAAACAGCCCAGGCCGTCTCTGCCGCCGCAGCGGCGCGGTATCAGCAAGGGCTTGATTTGGCTGCAGACCAGGTGCTTTCCCGTCATCAGGATGCCTGGCGTGACCGCTTGGCAGCCGTGGCCACGCGCCACCAGGATGCAGCCAACCACCTCGGCGTGGCCGCTGGCCAGCCGCTTGGCAACGCAGCCCAGCTCGTGCTGCTCACCCATGCCCGCCACCAGGACGCCTGGATGCCGCGCATCGGCACCAGCCGCCCGCCCACGCCACCAGGCCCCCAGCCTTGCTATGTGCCCGCGCTTCCGGTCGAGCTGCTGTTCGACCAGATGGCAGACGCTGGCCAGCCCGTGCACTTGGTGTTTGTTTGCGATGGCCGCACGGCGCCGCCTGGCGCGGCCGTCGTTGTCCCGATTCGGAGGGTTTACCTTGTGATCAATTCCGTCACCTTGCATCGGGTAGACACCGGCGCCGAGCTGCAGGCCCACGGCTTCAGCCTGTCCTTGGACTACCAGTCCTGGACCTGGACCTGGAATGCCTCTCTGCACCACAACGCGGCCGCCCACCTGGGGCGCGACAGCCAGGGCGATCCGGCCGAGCTCGAGGCGATGGTCAACGGCCTGCCGTTTCGGCTGCGCCTGGAACGCATTGGTCGCGATCGGCGCTTCAACCCGACCCGCTGGGCGGTGGGTGGCAAGGGCAAGGCCGCGATCCTGGGCGCGCCCTGGGCGCCCGCCATGTCGTTTTCCAACGCCACCACCCGCACGGCCCAGCAGCTGATGGGGGACGTCTTGACGATCAACGGCGTGCCCTTGGGCTGGGGCCTCGACTGGGGCCTGACCGATTGGTCCGTGCCTGCGGGCGCCTGGGCGTTTCGTGGCAGCTACATCGATGCGGTCAACGACATCGCCACGGCGGCCGGTGGCTACGTCCAGCCGCACCCCACCGACGCGGTGCTGCGGGTGCTGCCACGCTACCCCGTGGCGCCCTGGGACTGGGACACCGTCACGCCTGATTTCGAGATCCCGGACTTTGCCGCCGAGGTCGAGGGCACTGAGTACGTGGACAAGCCGCTCTACAACCGGGTATTTGTAGGCGGCGTGGGTGCGGGCGTTTCAGGCCCGTTCACGCGCAGCGGCTCGGCTGGCGATGTGATCGCGCCCCAGGTCAACCACGCACTGATCACTGACCTGCCAGCCTTCCGCCAGCGCGGCCTGGCCGAGATCTCGGACACCGGGCGCCAGGAGCACGTGACGCTCACGATGCAGGTGCTGCCAGCGACCGGGATCATCATGCCGGGCCAGTTCGTCCGGTATGTGGGCGAAAAGACGGTGATGGGCCTGGTGCGCAGCACGGCGATCAGCTTCAACCGGCCCACGCTTCGCCAGGTCATAGGGGTTGAGACCCATGCGTAACGCCTACCGAGACTTCCTGGACCTGATCCCCCAGCACCCGCTGGAGGTGGGGGATGTGACTGCGGCCGGTGCTGGCCATGTCACGGTCACCCTGCCGGGTGGTGGGGTGATCCACGCCCGTGGCCAGGCGACGCTGGGCCAGCGGGTTTTTATCCGCGACGGGGTGATCGAAGGACCGGCCCCGGCCCTCACGTATGTGGAGGGCGAGGCGTAAAGGCAAAAAGACGGGCGACCTGGCCAAGTGCGCCAACACCTGGCCAAGCCCCCAACATGCAGATCAGTCCTGCAAGCCAGGCAAGGCCCGCCACACTGTAGCGCCCGATGTGCCCCCGCGCTACACTCCCCCCATTCACACGCCGCCCCGGCTCACCACCAGGCGGCGTTGCCGTTTTCAGGGGTGTTTCACAGGGTGCAAAAACGTTGCGCAGCGTGTAAACTGTCGGGCAGGTGCTAGTAACACCTCAAACAGCGGAAGCGCCGCACCCGACAGTCTTGCGGCCTTTTTGCGCCCCCGAATTCGCTCCATGAGTCCGTTTTAGGGGGGGGTGCGCCGTTCCGTAAGGGCGGCGGCACGTCTGTTTGCGTGTTACTACACCCCCTCCACCCGTCTAGTAAACGGGCCTTTGTCTCAAACAGGAGCATCCTCATGCAGCCCAGCCTCTCCCACCTAGCGAACATCGACCAAAGGTTTCTCGAACCCGACGCCTCCCTTGTCGTCATGTGCGAATCCACGGTGGCCGACCTCGACGACGTGCGCCTTGCACTCAATGGCCTGAGCGCCATCTTCGACTGCGCCGCAGGCATGAATGCGGGCCTGTGCCAGGCAGGCGCAACGGCACGCCCCATTGATCTGCCACCCGACGCCATGGCCGCACTGCTGCGCGTGCTGGGCGAAAAGCTCAAGCCCGCCACCAACAACCCCACCATGGGCGCTGTGCAGCACATCCGCCCAGATTTGTTCGCCCGACGCCCCGTAGGAGGTCTGTAATGTCCAACATCAGCACCCAGAACGCCCTGACCCTGCAAACCATGAACCTGGGCAGCATGAGCCTGGACGTGGTCCAGATCGGCGATGACCCATGGTTTTACGCTCCGAGCTTGGCGCGGACCCTTGAATACAGGGATGCGCACGCGATCCTTCGGACGCTCGCAGAAGACGAAAAGGGTACTTATCTAATTAGTACCCCTGGAGGCCCTCAAAGCGCTACTGTCATCAACGAGTGGGGCCTGTACCGAGTGGTGACGCGGAGCAATTCGGAAGTGGCGGAACCGTTCCGGCGCTGGGTGTTCCGTGAAGTCCTGCCCAGCATCCGCAAGACAGGCCAGTACAAGATGCATCAGGAGGCCCAGCGCCTGGGCATCACGTTCGACTTCACCGAGGCCCAGTGGGAATGGCTCAGGCTGCGCCCCTACCTGGTTGACCTACTGCCCCTGGCCGCTGCGGGCTACAACAGCGTGGAGATCACGCGCATGCTGGGCTACAACACCCTGACGGGGATCACCGCCAGAAAGCAGATCGAAAAGCTCAAGGAGCTGGGCTTCCTCCCCCAGGTGATCGAACCCCGCGTGAAGCAGCTTGAGCGGCGAATCAAAGCCGAACGACTGGCCCTCCAGTAAATTCCGCCCAAAAAAGAGCCGCCTCAAGTGGGCGGCTTTTTTTTGGCGTTGCATCGGTGACAATTTCCTTTCTTCACGCGAAACAGCTCCCGAAACCAAATATGTCATCTTTCAGGGTGCAAATATCGCGCCGCGCTTCATGAAGGTTTAT